TATTTATATAAGTGCAATCATTTCGGGCGTATTATCTGAGCTCGAGGATGAAAAAGGGCTCACGCTTAATCCCGAGAGTGCTCATTTGTTGATGTTCATTGTGGACTTTTCAGCGTGGCGATACATGAATCGAGATAGTGAGGGCGGAATGCCTCGACATTTGCAATTTCGCCTCCACAATTTGATCGTGAAAGAGGCGGGGATCATCGATGTTCAATGATGAATTAATCCTCATATCTTTTGAGAATGTCGTAAATGAGATCGGCGATGTTGTGCCGATCCATTTTCGACGTTCTATTTTATGCAGCGTTCAATCGATCACACGATCCGAGCATTATGCAGCAGCTCAGGCGAATTTACAGCCCGAAATTGTATTTGTTGTAAATGAGCACGATTATAACGATGAAAAAATGATCGAATTTAATGGCCGTGAATATCGAGTGATCAGACATTTTAAAAATCAGCAGCCCAAAGCGATCGGGGATTTCGAATCGATCGAGTTGATTTGCGAGGGAGTGATCGGTCATGCCGATTCCTAAGAGTGTAGTAAAAATCAAACGAAACGGCGTCGAATTTGTTTCGAATGTGGATCGGGCTCAATATACAATCGCTGAATTAAGTCGGGCAGCCTTAAGGGATTCGGCAAAATTGGTTCGTCGTCGGATGCTCGATGAGGGACGAAAATTAAAGAATCACAAAAGAGGCCGTCGGATGCCTAATAGTTTTCAATTTTGGCTGAGACGTCGTGAGGGCGATTTGCAGATCGGAATAAAGCATAATACATGGTATGGAGTAGAGCAGGAATTGGGCACAAATAATCAGCCGAAACGAGCCATTTTACGACGCAGCGTATTCGAAAATATTGATCAGATTCGCATTATTCAAGGGAAATATTTGTCGGCGATCGAGGACGACAATCGAGCTCGAGGATTGATCGATGAAGATGAGGCGGTCGGCGATGATAGAGATTAGAAAATCCATTGTAGCCGAATTGATGGCCGTCCATCCGAGAGTGTATTTCGTTACAGCCCCGACGGACGCCGAATTTCCTTATTTGATTTACAGTGTAGAGGCGACCGATCTCGGCGATGGCTTGCAAATGATCACGCTCGATGTGGATGTCTGGGATCAAAAAGCCGACACGACCGACATCGAGAATCTCATGGATCAAGTAAAATCGAGAATGGATCGGGCTCTCTTTATTAACGATGAATTATATTTAAAATTTTATCTCGATCGTCAGCTCGCTATCGAAATGGCTGAGATCGGTTTAAATAGACGGACAAATATTTTCACAGCTAGACATTATGAAAGGTCGTGATCACAAATGCCAGTACAGTTAACGGGGTATACAGCACAATCGCCATTACATTATTTACTTGATGCGGGTGCGGTCTATAAAAATTTGACATTTGATGCATTAACGGGCGACTTTTCGGGCGAATTGCTCGGGGCGACGTCGGGCGGGAATGAGTTTTCACTCGCACAAGAGACACGGGTGATCGAGGTTGATGGCTTAAAAGGACAGGGCAAAGGAAACGTCGTTGTTGATGCTGAAGTGCCGAGTCTTACAGTCAATTTAAAAGAATTGACGGCAAAAAATATCGCACTCGCCATCGCAGGATCGGACATCGATGTGAGTAATGAATTTTATGACATTATCACATCAAAAGGAAAAATCGAATTAGCGGATTATCTAACAAATATCTCATTTGTTGGCCGTATTTCGGGAAGTGATCGCCCGATCGTGATCGTGATCGAAAATGCATTATCTCTCGAGGGCTTAACGATCGGCACGGCAGATAAAGCCGAGGCCGTTGTGCCCGTCGTTCTTACGGGGCATTATGACGAAAACAATGTCGAGCTAGGCACAGCCCCATATAAAATTTATTATCCTAAAATGGTAGAGGTCGTATAACATGAGAGACTTAGTTTTTTCGGATGTTTTCACAGTGATAAGGATTTTAAAAAAAGCGGGTATTTCTGAGCAAGCTCGGGCGATATTTGCCGAGATTGGTGCGAATGCATCCGAGAAAGAAGTCGGGGCGAAATTTTTATTTATGTGCCTCGAAAATCTCGGGAAAGTTGAGAATGAGCTCGCTGAATTTTTAGGCGATTTAAAAGGGATCGAGCCCGATGTCGTGAAAAACATGAGGCTCGACGAAATGGCCGAGCTCTTGAGAGAATTTATCGGACATTCTGGATTCAAGAGTTTTTTTTCTACATTCTCGGGATTGATGAAATAGACATTCTCGACACCATGCTCGAAAGATACGGCGATTTTAATTATATTTTAACGATCCCAGCCAAGACAGGGATCGAATTATATTTGAAAGCAGCCGAAAAGATTCATGAAAAATATGCTTGGGATCAATGGCTCACAGTTTATCCGAATATGACAAAAGAAAATTTTGTTTCATTCAATGACTTTTTAAAGCAGCTCAAAACGCCGCATCGATTAAAGGATCGGCGGTCGGATGAGGAAATTATTCGGGATGCTGAGCTCATTTTGAAAAACGGGAGGCGATCATCATGATCGCTTTTTTTTATTTGTTTAGAAACGAGGTGAGATCGTGGAAATATTTCGATTGTTTGGATCGATATTTGTAGATAGCAGCGAGGCCGATGCCTCACTCTCTAAGACGGAAGAAAAAGCGGGCGGCGTGGGCGATAAATTTGCAAAGGTCGGCGGGGTGGCTGCAAAAGCGGGCGGCGTCATTGCGGCGGGCGTGGGTGTGGCAGCAACAGCCGTCACGGGCTTAATGGTCAAAACGATGGAAACGGCGAACGAAATTAATAAATTTTCACAAGTCACAGGGATGAGCAAAGAAGGATTTCAAGAATGGGATTATGTGGCGAAAAGTGTGGGCTTTTCGATGGAAGCGGCGGCGGGCGATATGGCCGCACTCGCTGAGAAAGCGATGGACGCTCAATCGGGCGTCGGTGAAAATGCTGAGATATTCAAAGAGCTCGGGATCAATGTTGAGGATGCAAGCGGAAAATTGAAAACGCAAGAGCAGCTTTTCGATGAAACCATTTCGGGATTGCAAGGGATGGAAGATGTCACGAGACGAAATGCGATCGCCACGGCTTTTCTTTCGACGACAGGGGAAGAATTAGCCCCGATCCTCAATATGACATCGGAAGAGCTCGCAAAAATGAAAGAAAATGCAAATGTGATCAGCGATGATGATCTCGCAAAGGCCGAGGAATTTAATCAAAAATGGAATGCTGCAAAAGCCACATTCGGCGGCGTGGTGTCGGCTCTCGGATTCCAGCTCATGCCGATATTTGACAAATTGCTCGGGTGGGTAGTGAGCAACATGCCAGCGATCCAGCGAACAATGGACACGGTTTTCACATTTATCGGCCAAGTCGTCACGGGGGCGACAAATATTTTTAAAGAATATTTATTGCCGATCTTAACGGAATTATGGGATCAAATAAAAACGAATATTTTGCCGATTTTCGTGTCGTTGTGGACGACATTCCAAGACAATCTCCCATTAATCAAAGATATTTTTTCGGCTGTATTCTCGGCCGTTGTTGCGGTTCTTTCGACCGTGTGGGCGTTTTTGCGAGACAATATTTTGCCTATTTTTATGAGTTTGTTTACATGGGTTCAGTCGCATATGCCGACGATCCGAGAAACGGCTCGGGCGGTTTTTGAAAAGATCGTTGAAGTCGCTCGAAAATTATGGGCATTTTTTCAAGAAAATTTATTGCCGATCATTGTGCGATTTGCTGCCATGATTCGGGACAACATGCCCACGATCCAAAGAATTATTGAGAATGCATTTTCGATCATCAAAAGCGTTGTAAAAACAGTATGGGATATATTCGAGAATTTTTTGCTGCCAGTGTTAAAAGCATTATGGGAATGGATCGAGCCTAATATCCCGAAAGTGCAAAAGATCGTCGAAACCGCATTTGATGCGATATTCAAAACGGTCGATGTTGTGGTCGAGATATTTAAAGATGTATCAAAAGCCATCGAGACAGCGATCGGATGGCTCTCGAGCTGGGATAAA